GTCAACTTGGCGCGGCATTGGCTGTACGCCCGGCGGCCGGAAGGGAGCGATTTGCCCGACGCGGTCACCCGCACCCACAAGTCCGCCCTGCAAATGCTGGAGTCGATCCGCGACGGCAAGCTGACCATCGGCGTGCCAACCGGAGAAGCAGCCCCGGAGCCGGGCGAAATGAAGGTGCGGTCGCGGCCGCGCCGCTTTAGCTCCGACCTGCTGGATCGCTACTGATGGCCACCACCCTGCAGATCATCGACGCCGTGGTGGAGCGCCTTAAGGTGAAGCTTCCCCAGCTGGTGGCCGAGTACTTCCCCGACCGCCCGGCGGAATACCGCCTCAACCACCCCAAGGGCGCACTCCTGGTGAGCTACCTGGGGAGCCAGTTCGACACGACGGTCGATGTCACCTACATCGCCCAGCCGCGCACCGTGAAGCTGTCGGTGACCGTGATCCTGCGCCAGCTCAACGGCAAGGGCGGCGCCGTCGACGTGGTGGATGCGGTACGGCGGGCGCTGGTGGGCTTCCGCCCACCGGACTGCCGCAAGGTCTGGGCCGTGTCCGAGAAGTTCCTGGGGGAGACGGCCGGCCTGTGGCAGTACGCCGTCGACGTGGCCACCGAGGCCATGCTGGTCGAGGACGCCGACGTCAACACCGAGACCCCATTGATCGACGTTACTTACGAGGAGGCTTGATGTACCCCCACGCTCATATTCATTCGCTGCCCCCCAAGGGGGCGCACGCCTCCTTTGAGGCGGCTCTACAGGAGGCTACCCCATGAAATACCGTTACAGCGGACCGACCAGCGGCGTGACGCTGCAGGAGGGCGCCGATGACACCAGAGCCCAGGAAGTGATGCTTCATACCGGCGCCGAGGTCGATTTGCCGGAAGAGCACGAGTACACCAAGACCCTGCTGGCCCTGGGCCACCTGACTCCGGTCAGTGCCCAGAGCCGGCAGGCCACCAAGACGTCGGCGCGTTCTAGCGCCGGCAATGATGAACCGGCAGCGAAAGGAGCTTAAGCGATGGCTGCAAACTACTTGCATGGCGTGGAAACCATTGAGGTCGAAAAAGGCAAGCGCCCCGTTCGCACGGTCAAGTCGGCCGTCATCGGCCTGATCGGCACCGCGCCGATCGGCGCGGTCAATCTGGCCACCCTGACGCTGTCGGAAAAGGACGCAGCCGCGTTCGGTTCGCAGCTTCCGGGCTTCACCATCCCGCAGGCGCTGGACGCGATCTACGACCACGGCGCCGGCACGGTGATCGTGATCAACGTGCTCGACCCGGCGATCCACAAGACGGCCGTGGCCAGTGAGGCCATCACCTTCAACGCCTCCACCGACCGCGTGAAACTGGCCCACGGCGCCGTGGCCGCCCTGGTGCTGAAGAGCAACGACGGGGCGACCACCTACGTGCTCGGCACCGACTACACGGTCGACACGCTCACCGGCGAGCTGGCCCGCGTCAAGGGCGGCAACATCGTGGCCGGCGCCAGCGTCAAGGCCAGCTACGACTACGCCGACCCGACCCTAGTCACGCCGGCCGACATCATCGGTGCCGTCAATGCGGCGGGCGTGCGCACCGGCCTGAAGGCGCTCAAGGACACCTACAACCTGTTCGGCTTCTTCGCCAAGATTCTGATCGCCCCGGCCTTCTGCACGCAGAACTCGGTGGCGACCGAGTTGATTGCGATGGCCGACCAACTGGACGCGGTGGCCTACATCGACGCGCCGATCGGCACCACCTACGCCCAGGCGCTGGCGGGTCGCGGCCCCGCCGGCACCATCAACTTCAACACCTCCAGCGACCGCGTGCGCCTGTGCTACCCGCACGTCAAGGTGTACGACCCGGTGCTCAACGCCGAGCGCCTGGAGCCGCTATCGGCCCGCGCGGCTGGCCTGCGTGCCAAGGTCGATCTGGACAAGGGCTTCTGGTGGTCCAGCTCCAACCAGGAGCTGGCCGGGGTCATCGGCGTCGAGCGCCAGCTCTCGGCGATGATCGACGACCCGCAGTCCGAGGTGAACCTGCTCAACGAGCAAGGCATCACCACGATCTTCTCCAGCTACGGCTCGGGCTTCCGGCTGTGGGGCAACCGCACTGCCGCTTGGCCGACCGTCAGCCACATGCGCAACTTCGAGAACGTGCGCCGCACCGGCGACGTGATCAACGAGTCGCTGCGCTACTTCAGCCAGCAGTTCATCGACATGCCGATCAACCAGGCACTGATCGACGCCCTGGTGGAATCGGTGAACGGCTACGGCCGCAAGCTGATCGGCGACGGCGCGCTGCTGGGCTTCAAGGCGTGGTTCGACCCGGCGCGCAACGAGGAGACCGAGCTGGCCAACGGGCATCTGCTGATCAGCTACAAGTACACCCCGCCGCCGCCCCTGGAGCGCCTGACGTTTGAGACCGAGATCACCTCGGAATACCTGCTGACGCTGAAGGGAGGCAACTGAACATGGCCGGCAAGATCGAAATCAACCGCATCACCAACGCCAACATCTACGTGAATGGCAACTCGCTGCTCGGCCGCGCCGAGGAGATCAAGCTGCCGGACGTGTCGGCCATCATGCAGGAGCACAAGGCGCTCGGCATGGTCGGCAAGATCGAACTGCCGGCGGGCTTCGACAAGCTGGAAGGCGAGATCAAGTGGAACTCGCTCTACAAGGACGTGGCCAAGACCGTGGCCAACCCGTTCAAGGCGGTGCAGTTGCAGTGCCGTTCCAGCATCGAGACCTACGGCGCCCAAGGCCGCATCCAGGAGGTCAGCCTGGTCACCTTCCTGACCGTGATGTTCAAGAAGAATCCACTCGGCACCTACAAACAGCACGACAACGCCGAGTTCGGTTCGTCTTTCTCGGCGACCTACATCAAGCAGGTGGTCGATGGCGAGGAAGTGCTGGAGCTGGACTACCTGGCCAACATCTTCCGCGTCGGCGGCGAGGACATGCTGGCAGACTACCGCAGCAACATCGGCGGCTGACGACCCCTCTTCTGTAAGCCCGCGCTCCCCAGCGCTTCACGGCCCGCCTCCCTGGCGGGCTTTTTTTCGTCAGCAGTAAAGTTCGCTAAAAGACCGTTAATAGACTTTCAACCGATGATGCGCCTACCAACCACACGGAGACCATCATGGAAATCAAGCTCAAGCACCCCTTCACCACCGCCGCCGGAAAGCGCATTGAGACGCTGGTCATGCGGCGCGCCAAAGTCAAAGACCTGAAGGCCGCCAATCGCTTCGGCGACAAGCCCGAAGACCAGGAAATCGCGCTTCTGGCCATCCTCACCGACCTCACGCCGGAAGACGTGCACGAGATGGACCTGGCCGACTACACCCAGCTGCAGGGTTCTTTTCGTCGATTGGTGGGTTCCGGCGCCGACGCTGTGGCAGATGCAGGCGCTGCTGGCGCGGTGGTTCCGGTTTCAGCCGAGTGAACTGGAGGCGCTGGAGATAGGAGACTTGCTGAAGTGGTGCGAGCTGGCGAATGCCCAGATCAGCGCTTCGGCAGAAGCCCGATAAGGCGGGCGGCGCCATCGAGCAGACGCAGCCCGCCCCATAGCCCGACGATGGCAATGCCGACCACGATCACCAACGGCAGGATGGACAGCAACGTCAGCCCCAGCGCGGCGAAGAACGAGCCGGTGAATACCCAGAACCCCACGATACAAAAGGCCAGCACCACTGGGCTCATGGACTCGGGGTTGGCCTTTTCGAGGAGGTCGGCAAAGAAGCCGAAGACGTTGGGTTTGCTCATGACTGAAGGATAGCAAAATGGCCGGCGATCTGGCAGTAAGTATCAAGATTGGTGCGGTAACAGGGGGCCTGTTTGCCGCGTTGGGCGGCGTCAAGACCACGCTGACCCAACTGGGCGCGGTGACGGACACGCTGAAGTCCAAACAGCGTGCGCTGGGCGAGAACATCCAGAAGTACATGGGCACGCTCGCGCCCCAGACTCTAGCCGCCCTCAACCGCGACTACGAGCGCCTGGGCGCAACCATCGACAAGCTCAACGCCAAGCAGCAGAAGCTTGCCGCCTTGCAGGCACGCGGCGAGATGCTCAAGGCGGGCCGCGCCGATCTGCGCGGCCAGGCCATGGAAACAGTGGCCATCGGCGCCACGGCCGTCGTGCCGGTCAAGCTGGCCATCGACTTCGAGTCGGCGATGGCCGACGTCAAGAAGGTGGTGGACTTCGAGACACCGGAAGGCTTCGCCAAGCTGGGCGATGAAATCCTGAAGATGACCCGCACGCTGCCGCTGGCGGCGACCGAGTTGGCCGCCATCGCTGCATCAGGTGGCCAGCTGGGCGTCAAGGCCGCCGACATCCCAAAGTTCACCGAGACCGTGGCCAAGATGGCGACGGCCTTCGACATGTCCGCCGAGGCGGCGGGCGATGCGATGGCCAAGGTGGCCAACGTCTATCAGATTCCCATCGCCAACATCGGCAGGCTGGGCGATGCGATCAACCAGCTCTCGAACGAGTCCCCGGCCAAGGCCAGCGACATCGTCTCCGCGCTCTCGCGGGTCGGTGGCGTGGCCAAGGGCTTTGGCCTGACCGAGTTGCAGGCGGCGAGCCTCGCCAATGCGTTCATCTCGTTGGGCAAGCCGCCCGAAGTAGCCGGCACGGCCATCAACGGCATGCTGATGAAGCTGTCGACGGCCGACAAGCAGGGCAACAAGTTTCAGTCTGCGCTGGCGGAAATGGGCTTGTCCGCCACCGGCCTCAAGAAGGCCATTGCGGACGATGCCCAAGGGGCGCTGGTCGGCTTTCTGCAGACCTTGGAGAAAGTGCCAGCCGATCAGCGTATGGGCATCCTGGTCGATATGTTCGGCCTGGAGTACGCCGACGATGTGGCGGTGCTGGCCGGATCGGTGAAGACCTACACCGACTCTGTCGACGCCC